ATCGGTTCGGGCGCCGATGGCGGCTATCTGGTGCCCGAGGAAACGGAAGCGGAGATCGGCCGCCTGCTCTCCAGGGCTTCGCCCATGCGCGCCCTCTGCGATGTCCGCCAGTCCTCAACACTCATCTACAAGAAGCCTTTCAACACCAATGGCGCGTCCGCCGGATGGGTCGCTGAAACGGCAGCGCGCACCCAGACCAACACGCCCACGCTGGCCGAACTCCAGTTCCCCGCCATGGAGCTTTACGCCATGCCGGCGGCAACCCAGGCACTGCTCGATGACAGTCTGGTCAACATCGACGAATGGATCGCCCGCGAGATCGAGACCGTTTTCGCGGAACAGGAGACGGAAGCCTTTGTCGTGGGCAACGGCACGTCGAAGCCCAAGGGCTTCATGGACTACACCAAGGTGGCCAATGCCTCCTGGGCCTGGGGCTCGACCGGCTACATTGCCACGGGCGTGGCCGGCGGCTTCCCGGCAAGCAATCCTTCCGACAAGCTGGTGGATGTGATCTACGCGCTGCGCGCCGGCTACCGCCAGAACGGCACGTGGATTGTGAACCGGGCAACGCAGGCCGCCATCCGCAAGTTCAAGGACGGGCAGGGCAACTATCTCTGGCAGCCGGCCGCCACCGCCGGTGGCAGCGCCACGCTGATGACCTTCCCCGTGGCCGAGATCGAGTACATGCCCGACATCGCCACTGATGCCCATGCCGTGGCCTTTGGCGATTTCAAGCGCGCCTACCTGATCGTTGACCGGGTCGGCGTGCGGGTGCTGCGCGATCCCTACACCAACAAGCCCTATGTGATGTTCTACGTCACCAAGCGCGTGGGTGGCGGCATCCAGGATTTTGACGCCGTCAAGACGCTGAAGTTCGGCACCACGTAAGTAACCTCCTTGCCACTCCAACCCCTCCCCGGACGCCGGGGAGGGGTGAAGGAACTCTCATGCCCCTCATTCTGACCACGCCTCCGGCCACCGAGCCCGTCTCGCTGGCCGAGGCCAAGGCACATCTGCGCGTCACCCACGCCGATGACGACGCCTATATCAGTACACTGATCATTGCGGCGCGCCGTGCCGCGGAGGCGAGAACCGGCCTGGCTCTCATCAGTCAGGGATGGTCGCTCTGGCTTGACGGCTGGCCTGGGGCGGCAGCGGCCTCGCTTGGCCTGGCGCCGGTGAGTGCCATCTCCGACATCATCACTTACGGCGAGGACGGCACGCCTTCGACCTACGATTCGGCGCATTACTATCTGGACGGGGTGTCGCGGCCGGGGCGCGCCGTCATCCGCCCCGACCGCCTGCCGCCACTTGCGGGCCGCAAGGTGAATGGCATCGAAATCCGCTTCACGGCGGGTTTTGGCGCCTCCGCTTCCGCCGTGCCGCAGGAGCTGAAGCAGGCGCTGCTGCTCACCCTCGCCCACTGGTTTGAACACCGGGGCGAGGCCGATGGTGGCAGCCTGCCTCTGTCGGCCGTGGAAATTCTCTCGCGCCATCGCCTCATGAGGCTCACATGAACGCCGCCCTTGCCCTGCAACAGGCCATGCGCGCGGCGCTTCTCGCCGATACAACGCTTCTGGCACTGCTCGGTGGTGCCCACATCTTCGATGAGGTGCCGCGCGGTGAGCCGCCACTCCATGTGGCCTTCACCGGCATCGAGACGCGCGACTGGAGCACCCAAACCGACAAGGCCCACGAGCATTTCGTCACCATCGAAGTGATGACGAACGAACGCGGCCGGGCGCTGGCCCAATCCATCTGCGAGCGCCTTGACGCCGTGCTCGACCAGGCGGCGCTGACGCTTGTGGACCACCGGCTCATCAACCTGCGCCTCGTCTTCTGGAGCGTGTCGCGGTCAAAATCATCAGACACCTTCGGCGCAAGCCTCCGCTTCCGCGCCGCCACCGAACCAACTTGAGGACAGATCATGTCAGCACAAAAGGGCAGGGACCTGCTTTTGAAAGTCGACGCAACCGGCGGCGGCAGCTTCCAGACCGTGGCGGGACTGCGTGCCACCACGCTCTCCTTCAATGCCGAGGCCGTTGATGCCACATCACAGGAATCGGCCGGCGCCTGGCGCGAGCTTCTGGCGGGCGCGGGCCTGAAGCGCGCCAGCCTGAGGGGCCAGGGCCTTTTCAAGGACCAGGCCAGCGACGAGACCGTGCGCGGCCATTTCTTCAACGCCACCATCGTCAACTGGCAAGTGGTGGTGCCGGACTTCGGCACGGTGCAAGGCCCGTTTCAGGTGACGGCACTGGACTATGCCGGCAGGCATGACGGCGAGGTGACGATCGAGATGGCGCTTGAATCTGCTGGCGCCCTCACCTTCACGGCGGCCTGATGACCATGGCCAACCGTCATCGCGGCGAGATCGAAGCTGAGCTGGGCGGCGAGCGCCGCACGCTTGTGCTGACGTTGGGCGCGCTCGCCGAAATCGAACACGCCTATGGCGGGGAAGATCTTCTCGCCATTGCCGAACGCTTCGAGCAGGGCCGCATCAAGGCAACGGACGCCATCCGCGTCATCGGCGCGGGCCTGCGCGGTGCTGGCGAAACAATCAGCGATGATGAAGTGGCCAAGCTCAGCGTCGCAGGCGGCGCGGCCGGCTACCTGCGCATCGTCGCCGAGCTTCTGAAGGCAACCTTTGCCACCGAATGAAAAATTTCCGTGGGCGCGCCTGATGCAGCTCGGCATCGGGCGGCTTCGCCTCACGCCAGGTGAATTCTGGCGCTGCACGCTGCGCGAGCTTGTGCTCGCGCTGGGTTCCCCCTCCCAACCGTTGCAGCGCCAGAACCTGGACAAGCTGATGCAACAATGGCCGGATGAGCGATGAACGACGCACAACTCAACCTGAACACCTCGGCACTCCGCAGTGAGATGGAGGGTCTATCGCGCCTTGCCGACTCGTTCGGCAACAGGCTGGTGACCTCGCTTGCCGCCGCAGTGATCCATGGCCGGAAACTCTCCGACGTGTTTCGCGGTCTCATGCAGTCGCTGGCCAGTCAGGCGCTGTCGGCGGCCCTGCGCCCGCTGGGCAATCTGGTGGGCAACCTGTTCAGCAGCATTTTCAGGAGCGCCAACGGAAACATGCTCTCTGGCGGCCACATCCAGCCCTTTGCCGGTGGCGGCATCGTGAACAGCCCCGTCCTTTTTCCGCTGCGCAACGGCGCAGGCCTGATGGGCGAGGCCGGGCCCGAAGCCATCCTGCCGCTGGCACGCGCAAGCGACGGCAGGCTTGGCGTACGCGCAGGCGGCGGCGCTGGCACGCAGGTGACCGTGAACATCGCAACGCCCGACATCGAAAGTTTCCGCCAGTCGCAGGGCCAGGTGGCCGCCCTGATCGCCCGCGCGGTTTCCCGCGGGCAAAGAGACCTGTGATGGGGACCATGTGACATGGCATTTGATGATGTGAGATTTCCGACTGCTGTTTCGCGCGCGAGCACCGGCGGTCCGGAGCGCCGCACCGACGTGGTGGTGACGGCCTCGGGCCGCGAGGAGCGGAACAGCCGCTGGGCCCATTCGCGCCGCCGCTACAACGCGGGCTTCGGCGTGAAGTCCCTCGCCGACCTTCATGCGGTGATCGACTTCTTCGAGGCGCGACGCGGCAGGCTTCACGCTTTCCGTTTCAAGGACCACGCCGATTTCAAGAGCTGCGCGCCCGCCGCCGCGCCCCAAGCCACCGACCAGGTGATCGGCACGGGCGACGGCGCCACGGCAAATTTCCAGCTTGTGAAAACTTATGGTGCGCCCTCAAGACCCTACGCGCGTGACATCACGGCGCCCGTGGCCGGAACCGTGCTGGTGGCGGTGGACGGTGTTCCGACCACATCCTTCACGCTGGGCGCTACAACCGGCGTCATCACGTTTCTGGCTGGCCACATTCCCGCAATCGGCGCCACGGTGACGGCGGGCTACGAATTCGATGTGCCGGTGCGCTTCGATGCCGATGCCATTACCATCAACCTCGATCATTTTGCGGCAGGCGAGGTTCCGGAGATTCCCCTGATCGAGGTCAGGTCATGAGAACGCTCCCCACCGGCCTTCAGGCTCACCTCGACACGGGCACGACCACGCTCTGCCACTGCTGGCGACTGCGCCTGACAAGCGGTGAAACCTTGGGCTTCACAGACCACGACAAGGATCTCGCCTTTGACGGCACCACCTTCGAGGCGGACGCGGGCTTCACCGGCAGCGACATCGAATCGTCGCTCGGCCTCGCCGTGGACAACCTTGAGGCAAGGGGTGCCCTGCAGTCGGCCAAACTTGACGAGGCGCGCCTGAAACGTGGTGATTTCGACCATGCCGAAGCCGAAGTCTGGCGGGTCAACTGGCTGGACGTGAGCCAGCGCCTGCTGCTGCGCAAGGGCCATCTGGGCGAGGTGAACCATGGCGCCTCCGCTTTCGAGGCGGAACTGCGCGGCCTTTCCCACATGCTGGGCCAACCCAAGGGGCGCCTCTATCAATTCGGTTGCGATGCCGAACTGGGCGATGCGCGCTGCGGCGTGGCAATTGCAAGTGCAGCCTTCAGCGACAGTGGAACGGTGCAATCGGTGAGTGGTGCCATGCTCGTGCTGCAGGGCGTGGCCCTGGCCGACGAGTTCGCCACGCGCGGGCTGATCCGTTTCGAGACGGGCGCTGGCGCGGGCAGAAGCCTCGCTGTGAAGCGCCACCGCCTGCAGGATGGCGCCACCAGTGTGACGTTGTGGACCGCGCCGCCCTTCACGATCAGCGCGGGCGACATAGTCACCCTGTTTGCCGGCTGCGACAAGCAGTTCGCCACCTGTCGCGCCAAGTTCAACAATGCCGTCAACTTCCGGGGTTTTCCGCACATGCCCGGCAGCGACTTCGTCATGGCCTTCGCGACCGAAGGCGACGCCAACAACAATGGCGGCAAGCGCACGGTCTGACCCATGCCAACACGCAACGATATCATCGCCGCCGCCCGCGGCTGGACGGGCACGCCCTATCGCCACCAGGCGAGCCTCAGAGGCGTGGGCTGCGATTGCCTGGGGCTCATCCGCGGCATCTGGCGCGAGATCTATGGCGGCGAGCCGGAAGCCGCACCCCCTTATTCCCCCGACTGGGCGGAGGCCGGAGCCGGTGAAACGCTCGCCGCCGCGGCGCGCCGGCACATGCAGGAAATCACCAGCGCAGGCTGGGCCCCAGGCGACGTGCTGCTTTTCCGCTGGCGCACCCATCTGCCTGCGAAGCACGCCGGAATTCTGGTGACGCCGGACCGCATGATCCACGCCCAGGACGGTGTGGCGGTTTCCGAGGTTGCATTCTCGCCCTGGTGGCGCCGGCGTGTCGCCTTCGCCTTCCGTTTTCCGGGAGTGGCCTGAGCCATGGCAACGGTCGTTCTCTCCTATGCGGGTGCGGCACTCGGCACCTTTCTCGGCGGACCCATCGGCGGCATCATTGGCCGGGCCGTGGGCGGCCTAGCCGGCAGTTTCCTCGACCAGCAGCTTCTCGGATCAACGCGCCGGATCGAAGGTCCGCGTCTCACGGACCTGCGCATCATGGCCTCGGAGGAAGGTGCCGCCATCCCCGTGCTCTGGGGACACATGCGCGTTGCAGGCCAGGTGATCTGGTCCACCAACCTTGAGGAAGTCGCAGCCACCAACACCAGCAAAGCGTCTGGAAAAGGCGGCGGGGCCAAGACCAGGACCACCAGCTACAGCTATTTCGGCAACTTCGCCGTGGGGCTTTGCGAAGGCGAGATTGATGGCATAGGCCGTGTCTGGGCTGACGGCAAGCTGCTCGACATCACGCAATTCACAACCCGCCTCTATACCGGCGGCGAAACCCAGGCCCCCGACAGCCTGATCGAAGCGATCGAAGGGGCAGGGCAGGCGCCCGCCTACCGCGGCCTCGCCTACGTCGTTTTCGAGAAACTGCCGCTGGAGAAATTCGGCAACCGCCTGCCGCAGCTCTCCTTCGAGGTGTTGCGGAGCGCCAACAGCGCCGCCGATGCACTGAGGGCCGTGACGCTCATTCCGGGTTCGACGGAGTTTGGCTACGACACCGCGGTCGTCACCCGCACGCTCGGCAATGGCAGGTCGGCGCAGGAGAATGCCCACCTGTCCAACGACCTGAGCGACTGGACGGTGTCGGCCAACCAGTTGCAGGCCACCTGCCGCAACCTCACGGCCGCTGCCCTGGTGGTGGCCTGGTTCGGCGATGACCTGCGTTGCGGAAGTTGCAGCGTGCGCCCCCGTGTTGACAGCGCCAGCAAAGTCACATCAGGCGCCACATGGTCCGTCACCGGGCTCAGCCGCGCCGCTGCCACCGTGGTATCAAGTTTCGCCGGCAAGCCCGCCTATGGCGGAACGCCATCCGATCTCTCGGTCGTCCGGGCCATCACGGATTTGAAGAACCGCGGCCTTGCCGTGGTGTTCAATCCCTTCCTGCTGATGGATGTGCCTGAAGGCAACTCATTGCCCAACCCCTATGGCGGCACCGGACAGCCCGCCTATCCCTGGCGCGGCCGCATCACCGCATCGCTTGCCCCCGGTCAATCCGGAACGCCTGACAAGACAGCTGCCCTGCAAGCCGAGATTGATGCCTTTCTGGGCGCGGCCGGGCCCGATGACTTCACTGTCAGCGGCACCTCCGTCGTCTATGCGGGCCCCGTCGACTGGGGTTACCGCCGGATGATCCTGCACTATGCAAATCTCTGCGCGGCGGCCGGAGGCGTCGATGCCTTCCTCATCGGCAGCGAGCTGCGCGGCCTCACCACCCTGCGCTCTGCCGCCTCAACCTATCCATTTGTTGCCGCCCTGATGCAGCTGGCAAGCGAGGTGAAGGCGATCCTCCCTGCAGCGCAGGTGTCCTACGCGGCCGACTGGAGCGAATACTTCGGCCACCAGCCGGCCGATGGCACGGGCGATGTGCATTTCCATCTCGATCCGCTGTGGGCATCAGACGATGTCGGTTTCATAGGCATCGACAACTACATGCCACTCACCGACTGGCGCGACGGCGAAACCCACCTCGATGCAGCCCTGTCACCGTCGATCTATGATCTGGGCTATCTCAAGAGCCGCATGGCCGGCGGCGAAGGCTACGACTGGTACTACGCCAGCGCCACTGACCGCCAGAACCAGGTTCGCACCGCGATCAGCGACGGCGCCTATGGCAAGCCCTGGGTCTTTCGCTTCAAGGACCTGAAGAACTGGTGGACGAACCCGCATCATGACCGTCCGGGCGGCATCGAGAATGGCGCGGCGACCGCCTGGGTGCCACAGTCAAAGCCGTTCTGGTTCACGGAAACGGGTTGTCCGGCGATCGACAAGGGCGCGAACCAGCCCAATGTGTTCGTCGATGTGAAATCGGCGGAGAGCGCGCTGCCCCATTTCTCCGGCGGCCAGCGTGACGACCTGATGCAGAACCGCTTTCTCCTGGCCCAGCAGCAGTATTGGAGCGCTGTGGGGGCGAACAATCCCGTGTCGTCCGTCTACGGCGAAACCATGGTGGATGCCGCCCGCATCTTTCACTGGTGCTGGGATGCAAGGCCTTATCCGCTTTTTCCGGCCCGCGCCGATGTTTGGTCCGATGCCGTCAACGTGGCGCGCGGCCACTGGCTGAACGGCAGGTTGGGCGCCGTCGATGCGGCGCGCCTGATCACCGACATCTGCGCCCGCCACGGCCTCACGGACATTGATGTGTCCGGCGCCGCCTTCCTCGTTGAGGGCTTTGGCCTTGACCGGCCCATGTCGGGCCGCGAGGCCCTTGAGGCGCTGCTCAACACCTATGCCACCGACCTGGTTGAAAGCCAGGGCGTGCTCAAGTTTGCGGCTCGCCGGAAACTCGCCGGCAGCATCCTGGGTGAAGGCGACTTTGTAGATGGCAAGCCCGAGGTGCCGCTGCGTTCCGCAACGCGACTGCAGGAGGCAGACCTGCCGCGTGCCGTGATGCTTGCCTACCTCGATCCGGCCATCGACTATCGCGGCACCGCAGTGTCGCGCCAGCGTGCCCAGACCGCAAGCGAGCGCGAAATCATGCTGTCGCTGCCGGCAGCCGTCGCCCAGGAAGAAGCCCAGGCCCGTGTCGACATTCTGCTCGAAGAGGCCTGGGCTCAGCGCACCCGGCACGTCTTTCAGATGCCGCCAAGCACCCTGGCCCTGGAGCCGGGTGATGTCGTGACAGCCGGTGCCGATCTCTTGCGCCTCACCACCGTCCTGGATGGCGCGGCGCGCAAGATCGAGGCGCTGCAGTGTGATGCCCACCTCTATGAGCCGCCGCCTTCGCCACCGCGCGCCAGCGCGGCGCAGCCGGCCCAGCTGGTGGCCCGGCCCTATGCGCTGCTGATGGATCTGGCGATGGTCGCTGCCGACCCGCCGGCTGCGCCCTGGATTGCCGCCCAGGCGACGCCCTGGCCCGGCACGCTGGCGCTGCTGCGTCAGAACGGGGCTGCGAGCTTCGTGCTGAACCGTCTCGTTTCCACCGCCGCCACCATGGGCATCACCCTGACAGCGCTGCCGCAAGGATTGCCCCACCGCCTCGACCACACGGCCACGCTCGATGTGACACTCGATTTCGGGGCCCTGGCATCGGTGTCGCGCGAGGAACTGCTGAATGGCGCCAATGTGGCGGCCATCGGCACCATGGCGACCGGCTTTGAGATCATTCAGTTCGAGACAGCAACGCTGATCGCTGCGAACACCTATCGCCTGTCGGGGCTTTTGCGGGCGCAAGGCGCAAGCGCCGCCGAAATGCAGGTGTCGCGGGCCGCGGGCCAGGACTTCGTGCTCCTCAACGATGCCGTGGTGCCTTCCCTGGTCACGCTTGCGGAAGCTTCGCTGCCCTCCACCTGGCGCGTCGGTCCGGCATTTCTTGATTCCGCCCACCCGTCCTACCTCCAGCTGTCGATGGACAGCACGTTGAGGGCGCTGCGCCCGCTTTCCCCCGTGCACGCCCGCATGAAGAGAGTGCCAGGCGGCGTCGAGCTGCGCTGGATCCGCCAGACCCGTGTCTCCGGTGACAGCTGGGACCTGGCCGAGGTGCCGCTGGGCGAGGACAGTGAATCCTACCTGCTGGAGATTCTCGACGACGCAACCGTCAAGCGCACCGAAACACTTTCGTCACCAGCCTATTTCTACGCCGATGCCGCCATGACGGCCGACTTCGGCGCGCCGCAAACCACGCTGCGCCTGCGCGTGGCGCAGCTGAGTGCCGTCATCGGTCCCGGCACGTCCCTTGAAAGGCTTCTCCATGTCTGATTCACCGCTCCTCGGTCTGCCCTATCTTGCCGCCGCCCAGGCGCAGAAACATGTGACTCACAACGAGGCGCTTTCCATGCTGGACGGCCTCGTCCATCTGGCCGTTGCCTCGCGCGGTCTTGCAACACCGCCCGCAAGCCCCGCCGATGGCCTGCGCTACCTCGTGGCGGCCTCGCCCACCGGCGATTGGGCAGGCCACGCCGGCGAGGTGGCCCTGCGCATGGAAGGGGCCTGGCGTTTCTTCACGCCCCTGGAAGGCTGGCGGCTCTGGGTCTCGGATGAGGATGCACTCATTATATTTGATGGCACCGCCTGGGGCGAGATCGGGGTTCCCACGGCTTTGCAGAACCTGACACTGCTCGGCGTCAATGCCACCGCCGATGCCACCAACAAGTTGAGCGTCGCCTCCGCCGCGACACTCTTCAGCCATGTGGGCAACGGCCATCAGGTCAAGATCAACAAGAACGCGGCGGGCGATACCGCCTCCTTCCTGTTCCAGACCGGATTCTCAGGCCGGGCCGAATTCGGCACGACGGGCGACGATGATTTCCATCTCAAGGTGAGCCCGGATGGCTCAGCCTTCAGCGATGTACTGATCGCCGACAAGGTGACGGGCAGGTTGGCCGTGCAGAACACGCTGCTCCTGCAACCGCAGTCTTCGGATCCGGCAAACCCCGCCGACGGCCAGCTCTGGTACAACAGCACCAGCAATACGTTCAGGGCCCGCGAGGGTGGCACATCCAAGGATATGATCGGCGCAGGCGGCGGCGGCGGAGCAAGCTGGGGCTCGATCACCGGCACGCTTTCGGCTCAGACCGATCTGCAGGCGGCGCTGGATGGCAAGAGCAACACCGGCCACGGCCACGTGGCCGCCGATGTCAGCGACTTCAATGAGGCTGCCCAGGACGCCGTTGGCGCCATGCTGGACGCCACGCTGGTCTATGTGGACGGCACGCCGGAACTGGGCCGGGCTGCCATCACCGGGCACATATCCATCCCTGCCGGGTCAAACGCGGCAGTGCTCGGCTCCTTCACCAAGGCCCAGCTTGACGCCGCCGTGAGCGACGCCAACCTGCAGGCGGAGGATGCCACGCTCACCGCCCTTGCCGCCTTCAACACCAACGGCCTTGTTGTCCAGACCGCCGCCGACACTTTTGCCGGACGCAGCATCGCGGGCACTTCCGGCAAGATTGTCCTGACCAATGGCGACGGCGTTTCCGGCAACCCGACAGTCAATGTCGGCGCGGACATCGTGGATGAGACCATCGCCAACACCTACACCGCCGGTGCAAAGCAGAGTTTCACGCACGATACTACGAATGCTGGCCTGCGCATCGTTCCGGCCTCGGGAGACCCCTCGTCGCCGGCCGATGGCGACATCTGGTACAACAGCACGACCGGCCTTTTCAAAAAGCGGCAGAACGGCACCACCAGCGACCTTGACACCACGGGCGGCGGCGGCGTGTCCGATGGCGACAAGGGCGAGGTGATCGTCTCCGGCTCCGGCACCACATGGAAGCTGGACATCACGGGCCTCACGGCCGCCGCGCCGGACATCCTCGACGAACTTCCCGTCAGCGACGTCTCCGACAGCAACAACAACAAGAAGGCAACGCTGGAAGACCTGTTCCGCGCCATGTGGCGCAAGGCCCACAATTACGGCTTTCGCTTCTTCACCGATTTCATCAACGAGACGACGGCAACCGCCAATGACCTGATGGCGGAAACCAACAGCGGCACCGGCGCTGCCACGGCCAACCAAGTGTCGGATGCCTCAAACCACCCCGGCCTTGTGCGCACTTCGACGGGCACCACCGCCACGGGCCGCGCGGCGCTTGCCAGCGGCGTCAACATTTTCCGCCTCGGCGGCGGCGAGCTGGTGTTCGAGGCGCTGATAAACGTCACGGCACTTTCCACATCCACGGAACGCTTCCAGCTTGTGGTCGGCCTTCTGGACACGCTGACCGCCGCCAACCAGGTGGACGCCGCAGCCTTTGTCTATGATGAAGGTGGCGTGTCCTCGGGCTCAACTGCCTCCGGCAACTGGCAGGCCGTCACGTCGAACGGCTCGACGCGCACCTGGAACGCGGGCGCTTCGGGGTCATCAACTGTTGCCGCGGCGACTTGGGTGCGCCTCAAGATCATCATCAACGCGGCGGGCACGCAGGCCGATTTCTATGTGAACGACACGCTGCGCTACTCGCACACCACCAACATTCCATCTGGCAGCAACGCTGTCGGCTTCGGCTGGCTGCTGATCAAGAGCGTTGGCACCACGGCCCGCACCATGGATGCCGACTATGTGATGGTCGAGCAGGACTTCACAACGGCGAGGTAGGCCATGACCAACCTGGAACGCGAAGTGGGCAAGCTTGAGGCCCGCATGGAGACGGTTGAGGCCGAGCTTCACGCCATACGGGCCGACGTGCGCGAAATCCGCGATGCCCTGGTGGGGGCGAGGGCTGGCTGGTTTCTCTTCACGGCGGCCATTGCGGCCTCCTCGGCCATCGGCGCGGCGACGAGCCGTTTCCTGCCGTTCCACACCTGACACGCTTGAGAGACAAGAAAGGACCACGCTGATGCTGCAGCTTGCGCTTGCGGGCCTCATGGCGCTTGCCGTCATGCAGGGTGCAACCCCCGCTCCAATGCCCAATCAATGCCTGAGCGCCGAAGGCCTGCAGGCAACTTTGAGCGCCGATCTGCCGCAGGCGCGGCTTGTCACCCTGCCGGACGAGCTGGTGGCGGCCTTTGTGGCAGCTTTCAATGACCTGCCGCCGAAATCCGATGCAAACGCCGACAGTGTTGTCATCATCACCATGCCCGGCGCGCCGCAGGCCGTGCTCGCTTTCTTCCGGCAGGGCTGCCTCGTGGGCCGCGCTGTGCTGCCGGTGCCGCTGCTCGACGACGTGTTGCGCAGGCTGGCGGCGGAGGCCTGAGCCATGCGCATGACCGAAGAGGGACTGGCCCTGATCCGCCGCAGCGAGGGGTTCCGGGGCCAGGCCTATCGTGATGCCGTGGGCGTGTGGACCATCGGCTACGGCCACACGAGCCTGGCAGGCCCGCCCGCCGTGGGTCCGGGCTTGCGCATCACGGAAGCCGAGGGCAATGCCATCCTCGCCCGCGATGTGGAAAGGTTTGCCGCTGGCGTGCGCGCCGCCGTGCAGGTGCCGCTCAGTGATGCGCAATTCGCGGCCCTTGTCTCCTTTGCCTTCAATGTGGGGCTGGGTGCATTCAGAAGCTCAAGCGTGCTCAAGGCTGTGAATGCCGGCGACTTCGCGGCTGTGCCGGAAAGGCTCGCGCTGTGGGTCAAGGCTGGCGGGCGCACGCTGCCGGGACTGGTGAAGCGCCGCGCCGCCGAAGGCGCCCTGTTTGCCGGCGGCACTTCGCCACCGGTGATCGCGCCGCCCCCGCAGGCCAGGCCACGGCCCTCCCTGTGGACACTCATCGCAGCCCTGTTCGCGGGCCTCATCAAACTGTTTCGCACATCCCCGAAGGAGGGCCTCTGATGCTTCCCGTGTCCATGATCGCCAGTGTTGTCTCAGGGCTGGTGAACGGCCCGCTCGCCAAGGTGCTCGACGCCTACATCAAGGATGTGGAGCTGCGCCGCAGGCTGGAAGCGGAACTGGGCCAGCTCCTGATGACCCACATGGGCAAGGCGCTGGAACAGCAGGGCGCCATCGTGCTCGCCGAAGCGAAATCGGAACACTGGCTGACGCGTTCGTGGCGGCCTCTGCTGATGCTCACGCTGCTTGCCATCGTGCTGTTCTTCGGGATCGGCCTGCCGCTGGCTGACGGGCTGGCGGGGCGGACGATCGCCTTCACGCCCCGCTGGAACGACATCCCGCCGCAGATGTGGGACTTCCTGATGATCGGCATGGGCGGCTACATCGGCGGCAGATCGCTGGAAAAGATCGCGGGCCAGGTGCTGGGGCAAAAGGGAAAGAAGTAGATTTGCAGTGCAAGGCAACGCGGTGCATGCACGATTGTTGCCTTTGCGATCCTTGCATACGACATGACCCTGCCCAGGTCCCTGATCCAGTTTTGAGTTCGCCTGATCCGATCCTCATCTAAGCTCCGCCGGATGAGACTTCAGTGCCAGGCCAGTGCCCTGTACATGAAATTTCCGCAATGCGGTAAGACCCTGTAAACCAAGGTTCTTCGCCCCGAATTCGGCCCGTGCCAGGGGCCATGTTCATCCCCCATTCAGCTACGATTCCCTATGAGGGTTGCGAGGTTCACCATTGGAGACGGCTGTGAAAACGATACTGGGGGCAGTTTCGGTTGCGTTGATTGCAGCAATGATGCTGGCGGCCCCAGCCGAGGCCGGCAAGCGCAAGCGCAAGTTCCAGGTCTGGTCGCAGCAGAGCGAGACCTATGTCGATCTGCAGGTCGGCTTTGCCGACCGCAGGCTCGCCCAGTCCTATGACGATTCCGGCGAGGAATTTCCGGTAAGCGAATCCGACGCAGCCGACATCGCCCAGCAGGAATATCCAGGCGCCAGGGTGCTCCGCGTCAGACTCTTGCCCTCCGGCGTTTATGCTGTCACTCTCAAGGAAGGCGGCAGGGTGTACAGGGTCAGGGTGAACGCCCGGACCGGCGCTGTCCGTTAG